CTGCTATGCAATATGCACAGCAGGCGCTCCTTGGCGCGATCCTTGACGCGTTTAAAGAGGATGGTTTCCTCTCGCGCGTGATCGGATTTGATGATCAGGAACCCAATAGGGTTCTTGCTCATCGAGGTTCGCTCAGCGGCGACCTCGCCACACTCGATTTGAGTGAGGCTTCCGATCGTGTCTCGAATCAGCATGTAAGGGCGATGTGCGAGAATTATCCTCACTTGCATGAGGCTATTCAAGCGTGTCGCTCTCAAAAGGCTGATGTACCTGGTTTTGGCGTTCAACGCCTTGCCAAGTACGCCTCTATGGGTTCAGCTCTCTGCTTTCCAATTGAGGCCATGGTCTTTTTGACCTTGATCTTTCTTGGAATAGAAAGGGAGCTAAGTGCTCCGCTTTCTCGGAAACAGTGTGTCAAGCTGTTTTCCGAGCAGGTGCGTGTCTTTGGAGATGATTTAATTGTCCCCAGAGACTATGTGCTGTCCGTCGTCGACGAACTACATACTTTTGGGTATGTAGTAAACGCCGGCAAGTCTTATTGGACCGGAAGGTTCCGTGAGTCTTGCGGACGGGAGTATTATGACGGCCATGACGTTTCTATCGTCAAGGTCCGCCAGGTACTTCCGACACGACGGCAGGACGCGAGTGGAGTTATTTCTGCTGTCGCTCTTAGAAACCAGCTCTATTGGGCTGGAATCTGGAGCGGCGCCAGATGGTTGGATAACTACCTCGGGAAGTTGTTAAAGCACTTCCCGAATGTAGCTCCAACCTCTCCACTGTTGGGCAGGGAATCAGCTTTGGGATATGAATTCTCAAAGCTGGATCCATACCTTCACAGCCCCCTAACCAAGGGCTATATTGTGAAGGCCGAATCCCCCCGGGATCCCCTGGATGGGAGCGGTGCCCTCCTTAAGTGTCTTTTGCAGAGAGAATCACGGCTTAGCCGTGTGATGCTTCCGATTAAATCGGATGCATCCTCTGCCTTCAACACTTTGCCAAGTGTTGATGATGAGCACTTAGAGCGTTCTGGACGCCCCGAGTACGTCAACATCAAACTCGGGATGGCTTCACCC